TATCTGCGATGGAACAAAACTTCCCTATGGTTACTTCCCCAAGTGTGTCCCAAACTACCTTTATTGTTTCATGCCCATAAGTGTATTTCCCAACATTCATCGCTATTCTTTTAACCAATTTATATGATGTTTACAAAAATGCCCACCGCACTGAATAAAGAAAGGCACATTGGGTATCTTCCCCCTCCAGTGCATATCGTTCCATTTCAACCCATCTTCCTTATCGAAAATCTTTCCTGCACGTTCTATGCAGAAGTCCCTTGAATCTTTTACAAGCCCTCCCTGATACAGAAAGCGTGTCAGCCTGCGTTTTTTAGCAATAAAATACCCTATCCGGTTCATCGTCTGTGCGATGGTATCATAGGCATACTTCCGGTAAAAGCGTGTGAACATGCTTTCCTTGCCACCTTTGGACAGGGTTAGTTCTTTTGCGCCACGAAAGAACAGGTTTAGCTTTACACCGCTATTGACAGCATTCATAAGGTATTGCTGGAACTGTTGCCGGAACTCCCCCATCCTGCCAAGATTATGCAGGTATGAACCACGAAGCACCTTGCCATCGGATATGCCGATCTGTTTCTCTATCCATTTCACATCATCATAGGCTATCTTCACGCCGATATTGTGAAAGTAGCTGACTTCCTTGTGGACACTTTCAACGATCTTTCGTGCAAACCATAACAGAAATGGCAGCAATAAGGCATCATAGGCTTCATCAAATACAGAATCAACCTTATTGATCAGCCCTATGTTCGCTGCGGTATTTTTCAGCATCCCTTCATCATCGGTGGCAAATTCAGTAAGGTATTCGTCAATATAGCCTTCGTAGATGTCCGATTCAAGGTTAGACACCCTTCGTTCCAATTCTGCAAAGGACTGTTCAATGTAGTAACTAAGGTCTGCCATTATTCTTCTGTGGTTTCTTCTTCTGTGGTTTCTTCTTCTGTGGTTTCTTCTTCTGTGGTTTCTTCTTCAGATGTTTCTATTTCAGGTTCTTCAGGTTGTTCTTCTTCAAGTGTTGCCATGATCCTGTCGACCTCAGCCTGTATGAGTTCGTACTGCTTTTGCTTTGACAGGTAGTAGAAATCAACACCACTTTCAGCCTGTGCCATTTCAACACTGTCGAATACGATGCCGAAATTGGCATAGAAAACCTTTGTGCGCTGGCTCACGATACCTGGTGAGGTAATCAGGATACGTATTTCCTCATCAGACTTGCCTGTGAACGGGAAGAACGCCCGCTTGATATTATATTTCAGCAATGAACGTTCGTCTTCTGAATAGATGATACCTGCGATGTCGGATTCAATGCTGTCTTTCACAAACTCCGATGCCCTTGCATCACCAACCATTTTCAGGTCAACGTAAAGGTCGCTCAGTGACTTGAGTTTGAAATCCTTAGAGAAGTTATAGAACGCAATAAGGTTCTTGTTAAGCTGCGTAACATCTGCAACAGTTGTAACGAGGAAATACCATTGTTTTGAATAGGACTGCGCAATGGGATAAAGGCTGTCGTAGATGTTTTGCAGGGATATGTTCTTCCCTGTGGCTGTTTCAGAAACTTCCTGTTTGCTGAATAGTTCCGTGTTAAAGATGCTTTCTTTGACAATGTATGTAAGTTTTTCGATGTAATCATCCTGGAATCTGACCAGATCAACCGGTGGTGAAATGTAAAGGATCATATTGGTCAGGTCAACCATATCTTCACGGTCTTTTGGCAGTGATATGGTAATGGTCTCCTGTGCGGAGGTGATGGTTTCAAATCCTGTCCCTTTGCAGGCGGTACATTGTGAACCATCGGTAAGCATACCGTCCCTGCAATCACGAGCCTTGCAGCGTGGGGCATACTGTATCTTCTGAGGGAAGCAGTGCAGTGCCATTGTCAGGTCAAATTCTGAGTTGGACTTCACCAGCTTCATAAAGATAGGCACTGCCTTGTCAATAGGCGAAAGGAATGTGTTGCCATTGGTTGTAATATCCCGCCTTGTGCCTATCCGCTGAGCAGGGACATATCCGAGTTTGTGGGGCGTGGGAACGGTGATAACATACCCTTTTCGTTCGTGTACCGATTCAATGAAGTAACCACCTGTCAGAACATCACCCTCCATGACCGGAATAAAACCGTAGTTTCTTTCATCATTCAGGATAGAACGGTTGTTATTGATTACATCGGTGATGATCTTGTCGGAAAGTATCTGGACAAACTTGACACTCTGGTTTTTACCGTAGATGGTATATGAAAGCTGTTCTTTCTGCTCGTCTTTTTTCAGGCTGTCATTCCATGCCCATCTCATCTCTGAATTCTGAGCCACAAGGAATTGCAGGTCGTTGTTTTCGTATTCGTAGAGTATGGCATTGTGTGAACTGACCTCATAAGGGTATGGCAAGGCTCTTTCCGTGCTGTTGTCAAAATTATCCCATTCCACCACGACAAAGGCGTTTGGATCGGTGAACAGCAATTCAAACCATCGGGTGTTCATGTAATCATCCAGCGACATATCACCCCAGAATTCAGACAGTTTTTTATTGAGTTCTTTCAGCTTTTTGATGTCGTTATCGCTGTAAGAGATATTCCGTTGCACGCTGTTTGAACGTGGTATCTTGAAAAAGACATCCATGACATTGTTGGCAACGGTCTTGGTGATGTGTTGCGTTATCCGCTTTCGCTGTTCAAACATTTCAGGCGTTTCACGTGGGGTGAACTGCTGCATGAGCGAATCCATGTTCTCCCCTGTGATCAGCTTGGTATAGAGTTCTGCCAGTTCTGTAACCCTGTCATAGTAGGGATGTTTTTCGCCACGTTTGATCATCTGGCATAGGCGAAGTGCTAAGGAAAAGCTATCAAATTCCATTTCTTTATTGTTTTTGTTCTTGTCTTGCTGCCTGTGCAGCCTTTTCAGCCTTTTTGCGGTCAGCATAGGCATCAACGGATTCAAAGATGATCTGCACAGGGTTTGATGGGTCTATCTTGCTGTCGGTACGTTGCAGCTTGGGGACTACAAATTCAGTAAGGTCTTTGTAAAGGGATAAGGCGCGGGAAGGGTTTTCCTGCCCTATCTGTTCCAGCCATGTGGCAAGCATAGCTGTATTGTCGAGCAGTACGGTACGTATTGCTTCACGGATGTCATCTTCTGTGCTGAGGGATTCTGAATCTGAACCGGCAGTGTTTTCACTGCGCTGAAGGATGTTGTCTTTATAGGCTTCGTCTGCTCCTGCGGTATGCTTCACCGCCCTGTCAGGTCTCCCGCCACGACCACTTTTTGTTCTCATAGGCCGCTATTGATGGGTGCAAATATACTACACTTTCATCCGAAAGCAACCTTTTGGTAAAAATAAAAGTTTTGAAGTGCTTAATAGCTTGTATCGTAATAGTTCCTGAATCCTTCGCATAACAGGTAAGAGAAGCAATCCGATGCGTGTCCGTACTTTTCATATACGATACCACTTGTGCCATCCCTTGACATCTGTTTGGTGACACCACCATCTTCACTTTCCAGCACGCTCTGAAAGTCAGTAATCAACCGCTTACACCTGTCGTTGACCTTTACCTGAATATTGTAACTGCCATAAAAAACCTTGTTGATGAAATTTCGCCTGATACGGATGAGCGGATTGGACTTAGGGACACGCATGGAATAGTTGGTAAGGTATGGGCGCATGATTTCCTGGATGATGTCATAGTCATTGACATTGCTCCGTGTGGTGGCGGTCTTACCGCTTGCATCACCATACACATAGCAACCCCATGTGAGTTCATTGTGATAACGTTTGACCACTTCATCACAGAGCATCTCGGTAGTGTTATAGGGGTTTTTCAGGGCAAATTCATCGTAGATATTCAGGAAGAAAAATGTCTTTTCGCTGTTGTCGTCAAGGCGGATGATTCGCTTTATGATCTGACCAACAATGCAGGTGATGTATGGATTCACGTTGAAGTCGAAAGAGATATGCAGGGGTTCATTGGCAAACAGTTTCATGTCGGAGATCACATGGCGGTCATACCTGAAATTGAAGAAAAATTCACCGCCACGTTTTATGCGTCCCCACTTGCCATCGACATAGATACGTTTCAGATTCTCGTCATAGGCGTATTTCTCCTCAAGTATCCGCTTGTATTGTTCGTCAATGAAATAATTGTCTTTGTATGTGGTATGCAGGACATAAGTAAGCCCATGCTGATCCCTGTCGAAAAAGACTTTTTTTATCCAGTGGCTTTCGTCAATGGGGTTAAATGTCAGGATTATCTGTTTGTGGTATTGTGCTTTGCCCCTGAATCTGAGGTCGAGCATGGAGAAGTCGTTTTCATCGAGTTCCGTTGCTTCTTCTATCCACGCCCCTGTCGCCACCATTGATTTGATTTTTTCAGGGTCATCAAGCCCGATGCAGAATATCTCGGCTTCATTCCAGAAACGGAAGGAATAGTATGATTCGTTCATCGCTACCATGTCCGTCAGCCCCATGCGTATCAGTTCGCCTTTTATCTCCTCGAATACGGACTGTTTTATGGATGTACGATATTTTCGTATGACTGCAAAGCGGTGATGAAATTCATTGCTTTCTGTTCCTGTTTCGGTGATGCACCTGTAGATAAGTTTCTGCGCTGTTGCCCTTGACTTGCCCGATCCTGCGCTTCCGTAGACCACGTTGTACCTGCGTTTGTCGAGCATATAAGGTTCATAGACCTTATTGACAACGCTGCGGTATTCTTTCGTCTGTGGCATGTGGCAAAGATACGCTTACTTTTGATAATATCTCATCTCCCTGTGCCACATCACCACCACCACGTCTTATCTCCTTCATCATCGCCTGCCATAAAATAGATGAAGATGGCGGATAGGATAAAAAGTATAATCAGTATGATTGTCCCAATCATTTGCCCAAGTATTTCAGTTTCCGCTGAATGATTATTCACATAGCCCATAAACGCTCATAGACCTTATTGACAACGCTGCGGTATTCTTTCGTCTGTGGCATGTGGCAAAGATAAGCTCATTTATTCAGGAATTTAAGTTCCCTTTGAATAATCACGCTGTCCCGCTTTGTTGCAGTCCAATAATACTCCATCTGGAGCTGCCGGAGTTCGGATTTCTCTTTGATATCTTTTTTGCTATCTAATACAATATAGAGCATACTCACTATCAATAGTACAAGTATGCACCATCTAATTGCAATGTCTAATG